GGGGAGACGAGGCATTTTTAAAATGTGGAGTGAGCGAGGGGCCTATAACATTGTCTAGGCCCCGCCCCCGCTCCCTCGCTCCACTCTTTATATAAGAAAACCTATAAATAGGCGTGGTTACTGCGGACCGGAGTCGGCTAAACAAGCCGGAACTCCGAACTCCGAAGCCGAGTTTAGCCGAGATCCGAGGGTTACACAAAACTCGCCACACGCGCCACCCAGAATTAAACTCCCCCTTCATGCCATGGCGTTCAAGAGGCGCCGCACGCAATACCGCCGTCGCCACCGCCGTAAGGCGCTCACTAAGCGGCAGGTCCGTGCGGTCCAATCGCTTGTCCTCAAGCCGGTCGAGACCAAGCATTCGGTCTCGTTCAACGACATCCCGTCCGTCCTCCTGGTCACAGGGTTCTCGACGGGCAACTCGTGGTGGTTCACGAACAACATTTACGCGCCGATAAAACGTGGTGATAACCCCTCCGTCACTGACTCCAACCACAACGTGGAGGGAGACACCTTCCACTCGATCGGCATGAAGGTGTGGATCGACTGTGCAACAGTATCATCCGCCGCCACCACCCCCGTTTACGCCTGCAAATTTCGGTTCACGGTTTACCGTGAGAACACCTACACTACGGGATTCCAACATTATGGTAATACCGTGTTGTGGGATGGGGAGTTTGGATCAACTCCAACTACCGCACACTGGGATATGGAGAAGGCGGATATCATCTTCTCCAGATCCTGGACGTCAGCGTCTACCGGTGGTCCTTCAGGTATCACCGATAAGACCTTTTGGGTTCCTCTAAAGGGCAAACGTGTTTGCACCCTTGAGGAATCAGCGTCAGGAACTGTCGACGAATTGCAGGGGTGGCAGTATTACTATGCGCTGGAGATTTATCAACCAGGCGCAACTAGTATTAGCTCAAGTGTACTTGGTAGCATTAGCACGAAGGTCTACTGGAAGGACCCCTAGGGTCCCTACGAAGTAGGGAGCCGCGGGTTGTACCCGTGCGGCGGGCCCGGATGTGTCGGAGACGGGCCACATGGGATAAAATTAGAAGTTATGCGATTCCGCCGAAGGCGATATGAGCAGTCAGAATTAATACAATTTATTGGCTATGCTAACTTCTACACAATTTGCTGTATACCAATCGCGTTCATCTCCTCTAAGTAGAAAGTTACCCCTCTTGTCCTCCGCTAAGAAGGGGGACTTTCCCGGATTGCACAACCATATCATAGGCTTATTCCACTTAAGGCTACGTTTACGTTTGTACTTATCTACGGCTACAAACTGTTTCTGCGCACCCCACAGCGCCTTCCTCATTCCGGGGAAAAAATCAAAATCGAAGTCGTCAATCACAAGGTAGTCAGCCTCAGCGTCCCAGACGTTGAGGTCGAACATTCCGCACATGTAGATGTGACGACCAAGGCTTCGGGCCCAGTCGGTCTTACCAAGTCGAGTTGGACCGTGGAGAAGGAGCGTCCGCGGACGGTCCGGTTTCGGCTATGTAAGGGAACTAAATTAATAACCAGAATCAATTAAAACAAGGGAGGTTCGAGTGATCGAGCCGGAATAAAACTAACCTCACTGAAGACCTCTTTGACCCACTCATCCAAGTCGGGAGGAATGATGTAAGACTCGCGCGGGAACTCTGGCGTGTAGGTGGGCGCTTTGTTGAAGTTGTATTCGGCAAAGTCCCGGAGCTGCTGGTGTCGGAGGACGTAGTCCGCCGTCCTGTGTTGACGCGCAAGCGAGAGGAAGGAGTCCGTGTCGGTGGAAGCCTCAAGGATGTCTCCCCAAGTGAGGCGTCCTGTCGCGCAAACGTACTCGGGGGGTTCTCCTCGGTCAATAACCTCTCCTGTATAGTCGCAAGGGGTGCTTTTGTGGTCCTTGATACTGTGTTCGTCCTCTTTACGCCTGTCCGGCCCCTTCCTAAGGTAGTGACGGCAGCGAAGGAGGTCAGGTCCTCCGTTCTTGATTGGTTGTATGTTGGGATGGCATCCGTCGAAGTCGAAGATGTTGAGTGGATGCTGGAATCGCTCTTCAAAGCAGATGACGACATGGTAGTGGATCCCTTCTTGTTGGTGGTTTTCTTGACAGAGTTCGAGCCAGTTGTCTTCCGTAAGTGCGTGGAGGAAGTCGGCGAGTTCCGATTGACAGACGTCAGCGGCTTGAGAATAGGTGAGGAAGAAACGTTGACCGTTTGTGCGGGGGAGACGAGGCATTTTTAAAATGTGGAGTGAGCGAGGGGCCTATAACATTGTCTAGGCCCCGCCCCCGCTCCCTCGCTCCACTCTTTATATAAGAAAACCTATAAATAGGCGTGGTTAC